ATCAAATATAATATGTCAATATGTTATAATATAAACAAAGAATAAAATAAAAGAATCAGGATTAAAGAAAAGAGAAAAAGGCTAAAAAAGGCTTTAACATTGACGGCTAATGAATTATAAACTCTTTTATACTTTGCTATACCATAACAGCAAGAATTAAAAGATAAGCAGGAGTAAAGGAGTAAAGCGGGGCTTGAATAAAGGCGACTAAAGAATTATAAACTCTTTTATTCTTATTAAGCATATACAAGAAGCTATAAGAGATATAAGAGATAGAAAGAGGGCAGAAAGGGGGCGATAAGAGGGTGGAGATACTAACATTTTAGACCCAGTAAACCATATTTCAAATTATTTTAACGCTTTATAGCGTTTTAAAAAGGAAAAGGATTATTCGCTTAATAACTATTATGCGAAGTATAGTATAGCAAGGGCTTTGTTAAGCCATAAATCAGGATAACACCCTGCCTATAATAAAAAAATTAAGGATAAAACAGAATTATCATATATCATCAACCCCGACCAAGACCCCAGGGGGAGGGGATGGAGGGAGAGTACCACAGGTTACTTCCCACCCACTACAACCCTCACTAACAGGGACTTGACACATAATTATTATCATCTATATCTTTAATGACTTGACAATAGTTCTTTAAGAGCTGGGGTGAAATCCACTTTTTCACCTCAGTTCTTAGAGAATTATGAGCTTTGCCGACGATTTAACTAAAAAATTAGAAACTGAATATGAGGACCTACAGCCCACTGTTTTAGGTATTCTCAAGAAAGGAATGGCAGAGGGAGAGAAAAGGACCGAAGAAGGGTCGGGAATAGACAAGATTCAACTGGATTCCGCCAAAGCCGCCTCATATATTACCCAATATTACATAGAACAGTTGGTGGGAAAGCCTTTGAGCAGAGCCGAAATCTCTGGGAAAAATGGTTCGCCGTTAAGTGTTAAACTTAATTTTGTTTTATCAGAGGGTTCCAATGCCAATGGGACTCCTGTAACAGATAACACAACTAACGATGAACCTAGAGAAGACAGTTCAAATACATAAGTGGCAACTTCAGCATCTCCAAAGCGAGAAACGCTTTCATATGCTGGTTTGGCACAGAAAGGCTAGAAAGACCTTTACAGCCCTTTTAAAAGTATTTAAGGAAGCCATACAGCATCCCGATGTCTATTGGATTATAGAACCAGTCTTTCGTTTGGCCAAAGATACTATCTGGAATGACCCCAGAATGATGGATACCGTCTTTGACCCCCAGATTGTCAAGAAAAAGAACCAGACAGATTTATCCCTTCAGTTGATTAACGGTTCTTGGATTTATCTCTATGGTGCTGATAAGCCCGATTATCTTAGGGGACCTAACCCCAAAGGAGTGGTGATAGACGAATTTGCCATTGAAAAACCAGAACTCTGGAGTGAAATTGTAGCCCCAATCATTTATTCCAATAAAGGTTGGGTATTCTTTGGCTTTACCCCCAAAGGACAGAATCACGCTTGGAAATTATGGCTCCAAAATAAGGATAATCCTGACTGGGAATGTAGTTTTCTTCCCGTCTCTAAATCTCAATTACTCACTGAAGCGGAGATTATAAATATCAAGAAATCCCTGCCTGAATCCGCCTTTGCTCAAGAGTTCGAATGCGAATTTCTTACTGGTGAAGGAGTGGTGTTTCGAAGAGTAAATGAGGCAATCAAGAATCTGGAAGTTCACTCCGAACATCCTCATATCTTTGGTTTGGATTTAGGAAGAAAATTGGATTTTACCGTCTTGACAGGATTTGACAGAACGAATAATTATATGGATTTCTTTGACAGGTTTAGCATTGTGGATTGGGATTTACAGGTTCAAAGGATTGTCCACGATTTGCGAAGGTTCAATAATCCTCCCGTAGTGGTTGAAGCCAATAATATGGGAGACCCGATTATTGAGGATTTGCGGAGGGCTAATGTCAAGGTTATTCCCTTTATCACTTCCCTCCAATCCAAGAATAATCTTATTAAGAAACTGTCCATTTTCATCGAAAATAAATATATTGCTTATCCCGATATTCCAGAATTTATCGAGGAATTATCCTCCTTTGGATATGAAATTACTAAAAACGGCAACACTAAATATGGTGCCCCCTCAGGTTGCCACGATGATTGCGTGATGTCTGTGGGATTGGCGGTCACCCAATTAAGCGATAAGCCCATCCCCATTTCTCTTGCCCCCATTTATCAATTTGATTGGGAAGCACCAGAAAAGACTTTAGAACTTGACCCCTATTACAAATAATATGAAGAAAGACAAAACCCCAGTATTATCAGAAGAAGCCCAGCAATTACTGGAAGAAACAAATGTTTTAACTCAATGTAAGACAGAATTTGATTTAGCGAAAAATACTATGGTGCCCAAATGGACATCGTGGTATACCTATCTTAAATTATACAATAATCTTAAGCGAGATAAAGAAGCGGTAGGAAATAATTTACTCTATACACTTTTCAACACTATCCTTGCTTATTTGTATTTTGACAAACTTCAGGTTAGTTTTGATCCGAGAGAGTCAGGTGATGTGGATAAATGCGAGTTGATTTCTCACACTGCCAAGTTTGATTATGAGGCTATGAATATGACCAAACTTCAGTATGATTGGTTGTGGGATGCCTTATTCTTTGGAACTGGCTTTATGTATATTGGGGGAATGGTAAAACAAGTTCCCCAGACTGAAGTGATTGACCCTTTCACGATTTATGTTGACCCCTCGGCGACTTCTATCCAAGATGCCAGATTTATCGCTTTGGAAAGAAAGATGACAAAATGGGAGATGGAAGGGAAAAAGTTTGACCACATAGAATCTTTAGGCAGAAGCGAAAATGATACCCAAACTAAATCAGCCGAACAGGCAAGGCAAGATGCCAAAAATGAGGCGACTACCGATGAGGCGGTGGGATACGAGAATAAGGAATATATTGTCTTGGAATGGTTCACCATTCACACAGGAAAAAAGGTTCATTTCTTTACTGATTTTAATTGTTCAATTTTATTAACACCCGTAAAGAAATTAATCTTTAAGGACGATGAATTTCCGTTTGTCGTCAAGAATTTCTCCCCTATTCCCCACGAATTTTGGGCATTATCCGTTCCTGATTTAGTAGAGGATAAGCAAAGAGCCAGTGCCGTTCTTATTAATCTGTCATTGGCAATGGAGAAATCCAAACTTTATCCCCAATATTTATACGACAGGAATGCTATCCAGAATATCAATGACTTGAAAACTTTCCAATTCAACAAGTTTATTCCCACAGACCCAGGCAATAGAAGTGTGGCTGACATTGTTCATCCCTTACAACAGCAATCGATGACCAACTCCACAGATATTGTCTATAATATGATAAGGGATTTTGCCGAAAGAACTCTTGGCACTCCGCCATTGAAACAAGGAATTGTCTCCAGCGGAAAGAGGACTGCCACAGAATTACAATTAACCCAATTAAGTTCCGATACGAGAAGTTCTTTGTCCGCCAAATTATTCGCCTTAAGCGAAATAGTTTTTTGGCAGAAATGGTTTAACAGGTATAAGCAGTTTAATGCCCTGATTAAGGATAAAATAATTCGTATTCAGGGTGCTTTGGGAGTGAGATTTGTCAGTTTAGAATCCGATACCTTCAAGTTCAAAACCGACCCAGATATTTCTATTGAATCGGCTAATGTGTCAGCCCAGCAAAAACTTTTGGAAAAACAATCTCTGGTGGAATTATCCAAAGTTTTAATTGACGCAGAAAGCACCACTGCCTCCAAGAGATTTTACAAAAAGAGATTATTACAATTATCGGATTTTCCCAAAGATGAAATCGACCAGATTCTTCCCCCAACCTTTGATGAGTTAAGAGCCCAAGAAGAAAATAAACTTTTGGAAAAAGGAAAAATGCCCGAGATTGAAGTGTGGGATGACCATTATACCCACATTATTACCCATAATACCGTTCCCCAGAACGAAGAGAATAGAGCCACTATTATCGGGCATATTCAAGCCCATAAACAAGCCTTTCTAGAACAGAGACAAAAAGAAAAGGAACAGGAATATCAACAACAAACCAAACCCTCTACTGGACAACCTGTCAATCCTATGATGGGTATGACAGGAGCAGGTGCTCAGCCTCCAGCAAATATAAATGGAGCCATAGAAGGATTTATTTCGCAAGGCAGGCAACCTTTTGAAAGACCCCAAACTCCTATGGGACAAAACCCAATGAATCCTAACCCATTAACCCCACAATAATTATGCCGTTCAAATCCCAATCCCAGATGCGAAAGTTCTTTGCCTTAGAAAAAAAAGGCAAAATTAGTGATGATAAACTTCAGGAGTGGATTGCTTCTACTCCTAATATTAAAGGTTTGCCTGAAAGGGTTAAGTCGAAAACAAAATCTAAAAAACATAAAAAATAATATGGCTAAAAAATCTATTCCTTTTAAAATGCCCCAAATGTCCCAACCTGTTCCCGAAATACCTTTACAGGAATTTAAAAATACTGAAGAAGTTTTTAAAGACCCAAAGGGAATTATCTTTGATTCCAACAAGAAAAGACTGACACTGGAAAAAATAGAAGAAGCATATTTACAGGCTTGGATGTCCCAAAAACTCATTGAGATTACTTATCAAAGATTCTTACACGACTTTTATGATAAGAGCGGGTTAGTGGCGGATGCCTTAAAAAATGAGTTAGGGAGAACGCAAGCCGAAGTGAAAATAGCGGAAGGTATGTTAAACACAATCAAGGATTGGTATACAAATTTATGAGAGTCAAGCAAACTAAAACAGAAAAAAAAGTTGAGAAGAAAATCCAACCCCTTCCCAAAACCGCTCCCATAGAGGTGTATTTTAAAGACCCCAATGCTATCAAGGTGACCCTTGCTTCGTTATCAGATTTAAGCAATAATGCTGGCTGGAACATTATTACCTCTTATCTGAACGAAACTAAAAAACATTTAACTAATCAATTATTAAATTTACAATCTCCTGATGCAATGAGTTTGAGCAGAGATTTTATTCGTATCCAAGACCAACTGAAATACCTAGATTATTTATTAAGTCTTCCACAATTCCTTATCGATTCTTATCGCGAGGATGTTGAGAAGTCAAATCTTGACCCTTACTATAATGCTTAGTAATTGGGCAAAGGGGAGCATATTTCCTCCCCTTTTCCTAGCGACTAAACGCTAGTATAAATCGTGGCGACACGTAAAATCGCAAAACTATGGCTCAAATACCAGAGGATGTTACTTCCAAGATAACAGAGGATGACTTAAATGCCATCAAATCTGAACTTGGAAAATCGGAAACGAAATCCGATGCTGAATCGTCCCCAGCAAAACAAACGGTAGAGAAAGCTTCCCCTGAAGCAAGTATTGACACTACGGTCAAAAAAACTTCTGTTCAAGAAGCCAGTGAAGGCGAAAAAACTCCCTCTACAGAAGCTAAACCTTTAGAGGTCAGGCAACGACGCACCTCCCAGTCCGTTCCTTATGAACGGTTCAAAGAGGTCAACGAAAAGTTACAAGATACTTTGAAGGAATTAGCTCAAAACCGCTCTACTACTCTTCCCGACTCTCAACAAGAGTTAGATGAGTTTGGACGGCAAGTTCCTGCTGATAAGGATTGGGTCAAGCGAGAAGTGACTAAAACAGTTCAGGATATTCTTGAACCCGTGGTCACCACCCTTGACAAACAAATGGATGAAGCAGAGTTTACTAAAGCTCTGGAATCTCGCCCCGAAGCTAAACAATTCGAGAAAGAGATTAAGGCTTATGCCGATGCTACAAATCTCGTTTACGATGATATTGTATCGTTAGTGTTAGCCAAGCATTCCAAACCAGTTTCCCCAGAAGCAGTTAAACAAGCTGAATCAGAGGCTCAAGAAGCAGAGTTGAGTGGAAAATCTAACTCAGCTGCTAAAAGGAAAACTCCTTCTATGGCAGATGTCAAAAATCTAACCACAGAAGAGTTGGAAAAATTAGTTGACCAACAAGGGTAATCCTTTGACAGTTAAGTAAGATTGTTTTTCTTTAGTATGACCGACTATATCACAAAAACAAGTGATTTGAATTCTGGTATACTACAAGAGTATTTAAACCGTAAGACAATTGACAACTTGGATTTGACCTGTAAGTTTGTCCAGTTCGGTGAAAAACCAACCGTTCAGGATGGTTATAACACCCTTCGTTGGGCTAAATTTACTCGCTTAACAGGAACTAGTGGCACAGCAATCTCCACTCAGGGCACTAACCCTGATGCTGTAGATTTCGATGCTACTTCTGTCACTGCCACTCCTTCTCAATATGGGCTAGTAGTTAAATTAACTGATTTAACTATATCCAATACCGTAATTCCTTTCTTAAAAGGAGCTGCGGAGAGAATTGGAGTTGCTATGGGAGAATTAATAGATACTGCTGTCCAAGCTACAATTATCGGTACGGCTACTAATCTTAAATTTGGACCAACGTTCGCAAGAGCTTCAGCCACTGCTGTTATTTCAACAGATATTGCTACTGGAGCTTCATTAGCCAAATGGTATGCTTTCTTAAAAAATAAGGGAGCTCTTCCATTCGATGCTGATGGTTCTTATGTGGCTGTTATCAGTGAGCAGGTTGCTTATGACCTTAAAACTGATACGGCTACTGGCGGCTGGATAGATACTGCAAAGTATGCTACTCCCGACAAGATATTTGCTGGCGAAATTGGTAAATTATTTGGGATTAGGATTGTTTCCTCAAACAATATCACGACCACTACAGGGACTACTGGTGTTACCACTTATCCTTGTTATGTGTTGGGTAAAGGTGCTTATGGTGTAGCAAATTGGCAGAATTTGGAGATACTTATTTCTCCAGATGCTCCAAGTACTGCTAACCCATTAAACCTTTATCGTTCCGTTGGTGCAAAAGTTGCCTTTGGAACAACGATATTGCAACAGGATGCTTTACTCATTGTAGAAGTTGCTGGCACGTCAATCGCTTAGTAATTCTTAGTAATTTTATTCTCTGCCTTTCATTCGTAGAAGTGGAAGGCAGGAACAAGATTATTATAATAAAATTATGCAATTATCCGAACTCTTTACGTATACCCGTTCTCTTTCAAAAACTACTTCATCCCAATTTTCTGATGCTACCCTTTTGACCTTTGCGAAAATCTGGCTACATAAGATTCAGCGAGAGGTTGCCTCTATTCGTTCCGATTTCTTTGGAACGAAGGATTATACTATGGGACAATTAGACCAAGAGGATTATCCTTTACCCGAAGATTTATTAGAATTAAAAAGTGTTGAGGCGTGTTATAATGCCGAGCAGGGTGAATCATCGCAGGTCTGGACAAAAGCGACAGAAATAGATGTAGGACAGAATCCTAATGCTTGGGACACAATCCAAAAAAATGCTTCCACCGATGCCCCTGTCTTTGATATTTTAGATAATCGTTTATATTTTGCCCCAATACGAACCGCTGTGATAGGGTCTAAAACAGTGAAGATTAGATTGTGGTATATTGAGAGACCCATTGACCCGACAGCGACCACTGACACACCTTTAATCTCTACTACTAATCAGAACCTTCTTGATTATCAACCTTTAATAGCAGAAGGTCTTTGTTATGATATTCTAACATCTCTTGGTTCGCCAAGAGCTGGCGAATTTCTTAATAGATATGAAGTGGGAGTGATGAAAATGAAGAGGGAAATAAAACAACAGAACATTGGAAATGTTATAGCACAAATTCCTTATCAGGATGGGTCAAATTATTAAATATGGGTTTAATACATACAGTTCATTTACCCAAAGAGGAAAAAATCATCAGAAAAGATATTAAAGAGATTCCTCTTGTAATAGGGGCTTTTGGTGCTTCCGAAGGTTGTACTGGTATTGTGGAAAGGGTGGATACTCCGCCCACTGGTGGCATCTTTACAAAATATATCGGGTGTAATTATCTTTATAAAGGTTATCCCGATGTCAGAATTATTGAGTATATTTATCCTTCCAAAAGGGTAATAGCGGGTTTGTTCTATTTGGTTCATAATAAACCCGTCAGATTTTTACTGGGGATTACTTATTTATTTTATTTGCTTTTACCGAGACAGATGAAAAGAAAGGTCATTATTGGATTATTGGATTACATACTGGGCATTACTCATTGGGTTGAATATAAAAATCCTTATGCCCTACCTACAGAATCATATTGCCCAGCGGTTAAAGAGTTTCATCGAGTTTTAGAATTATTACTTCAAGACATCAAAGACAATGAACTGCTTTCTAGGTTAGGCAAGATAAAAGATATTCCATTAATGTTTGTTCAAATGGACACTGCTTATCACTTTAGATTCCAAGATATTATACCAGAGTTTGATAAAGAGGTATTAAAAAAGAATCCCATTAAAGAGATAGGAAGAGTATTGGATATTTTTATTGAGAGAGAAGCGGTGGATGGGGACAATGGCATGGTGACTAAATGGCAGGGATTAAAAAAGATAGCAATGTTTGCCTTACATTTTAAGAAAATAAGAAAAATAATAGTAAAAGCATTACTGGAAATGGATTTAGATAAAATTAAGATGGACGAAGCGGATTTCTATTTCGTATGCGATAGAAATGATTATCAGTATTGCGGCATTCCCTATGAGGAAAGGATGAGGATGGCGGCTGCGATGGATACAAAAATGGGAAATAAGAGACCTAAAATAGTATTTCAACAAAAATTATGATAAATATTTATTCAAAAATTAAAAGTATAATAAGTCGTCTTAAACAAACGATTAATAATGCTTTTGAAAATCTTGAAAAGGAATTAAGCCAAATGACACCAGAAGAAAAAGCAAGGTGGTATTCACGATTTTTTAATCAGTGGTATATATGAACAAAACCGAATTTACAATCCAAATAACCAAAATAATTCTAATGATAGTGGTTGCGGTTTGGGGATATATTAAAGTTAATCAAATTATTAACATTTTACAACTATGCTCAAAATACTCATTGCTTTTCTAGTGCTTGCCGTGGTGTTCATTACCGCTGCTTATCTAACATCTAAAAAATAAAAAAATGATAAATAGGTATACAATTTTAGAAAAAGATGGTAAAAAATATTTAATCTTGGGTGAGATAGCAATTCCCTTTAACGAGGTGGATGCTAATGGTAAACCCATTATTCAGGTTAGGAGTGAGGAAACAATAAATGAAAACGGAGGCAAAGATGTAAAAGTGTTTGTCCCTGTTTTAAAGGTCGAGGGGAAACAACAAGAAATACAATAAAAAATAAAATAAATCACTACAATGGCAAACCTTATATATAATAGATATAAAGCCAATGTACTCAACAAAGAGTGCGATATGGAAGCTGACGTTATCAGAGTAGCCCTAATGGCTACTGGACATTCTGCCAGCACTGTGGCTAATAATGTTTGGACAGATGTTTCTGCTAATGAAATAACAGGCACTGGCTATACTGCCAGTGGAACCGCCTTAGCGGGTAAGGCAGTCACCCAAGCGGCTACTACCAAATTTGATGGCACTGATACCAGTTGGACCGATGCTACTTTTTCCGCTTATTATGCCGTTCTATGGGATGACACAGTGGCGACAGATGACCTCATCTGCTCTTTTGATTTTGGCGGGGCAAAAACCGTTTCGGCTGGCACCTTCACAATAGTTTGGAGTGCTGATGGGGTTCTCACCCTTGCTTAATATCTAATCCACAGATGAAAAAAAGTTTGAAAATGTGTGGATTGGATTTTAATTGACAAATATATGGCAGATACAGGGGTAAAATATCCAGCATCGGTAGCAACTGCAAAAGAAACTGGCGATGATAATGATTGGACAACTGCTGCAAATGTAGGAGCAAATGATGGTGCTTATGCTTCTATTACTGCTGCCACCTTTGATAGTCCAGATACCAGTTATGTAATGCGAGCCACTAATTTAAGTATGGGTGTGCCTGCTGGGGCAACCATCAATGGTATTTTGGTAGAAATAGAAAGACATTCTGCAAATGGAGCAGTGGCTGATGATGATGTATGTTTGACTAAAGATGGTTCTACGAGAGCAGGTGATGATTTAAGCACAGGTGCAACTTTTAATCCTACTACCGATACAACTGTTTCATTTGGCGGTGCAACTAATTTATGGAACACTACTTGGACTGCTGCTCAAGTGAATGCTTCTACCTTTGGCGTTATTTACAAGATGACAGCCACTGGGACAGATTCTGATGGGTTTGTGGATTTTATCAGAGTTACTGTTTATTATACGGCTGCTGTCAATGACTCATATAATGCTTCTGCCTTAGGATTAACTGTAACTTTACAATCTCCAACTCTAAATTATGATTATTCTTATACAGTGCCTGTATTGAATTTAATAAGTTCTTTACAATCTCCTGTTGAGAATTATGATTATCAACTTAATGTATTGTCTCAAGCCCTGTCTCTTTCACAGAAAACCCCTGTTGAGAATTACGATTATTCTTTTGGTGTTTCATCTATTTTGTTAACTTGTGGTTTATTAACCCCCGATATTATTATACCTATTCATTGTACTGTGAATATAGGTAGTACAGGCAATAAAGTTTCTTATACGGTCTATCTACCCACATTAAAATTACAAACATCTTTGAAAAGTCCAGATATCAATTTTTAATAATATGTTTTTTGAAAATATATGGATTTTATCGGTCAAGATTATTTAAAAACACGAATAAAACAAAAACAGAAATTCTTGGTTTCCTTGCTTAATTTACATATAGGAAGTTATTTTCCATTAAGAAAATGGCTTGGAATTGCTTATAAAGGAAAAATAGACGAAGTATCTCATTTATCTTTTGCCTACAATACAAAGTATTTTAAAGATGGCAGGATACAACAAACCCGAGATTATCAACATCCAGATTTGGGGTGGAAACTCAACCTTGTTTTAGATAGAATTCCTCAATTAATTTTACTTCCTGCTCTTTTACAACCTACTTTTAGATTAGCGAGTGTATTGTTATTTAGTTTAACAACTACTACTTATCAACCACCTACGAAAGATACCCTTATATATCAAAATGCTCCAACTACGAATTATGGAAGTTCTGTAACATTTAGTTGTTCTCCTCAAACAAATTATGTATCGAGGTCAATGATTGAATTTGTTATATCTGATATTCCCGCAGGAGCTGTATTTAGTGCTGCTACTTTACAATTGTATTATTTTCTTTGGGAAAATCTAAATCCAGTAGGGAAAACAGTATGGGCTTATAAACTTACACGGACAGATTGGGTGGAATCACAAGCCACTTGGAATATTTATAAAACAGGTTCTAACTGGACTACTGCTGGTGGCGATTATGTGACAAGTAATCCTGCGGGTGGAAGTATTACGGTTCCAGCAAGTTATGGGTGGCTTTCTTTTGATACCCTTGCGATTGTTCAAGACGCCTATGGTGTTAGTAATCCTGTTGAATATTTAATGAAATATGAATTAGAGAATACCGCTAGTGGCTACTGGGTAGAGTTCCGTTCTAAAGAATACACTACTGATACTACTCTTCGTCCTAAATTAACAGTTACTTATACAGTTACTGTTAATGATTCTTATGCTGCCCCTGCCCAATCCCTTATATTATCTCAACCTGTTTCTGCTGAGAATTATGACTATCAACTTGCGGTTTTAGCACAGGCATTAACTTTATCACAAAAAACTCCTGCTGAGAATTATGACTATCAACTTGCGGTTTTAGCACAACCTCTTATTATCTCCAATTCTTCTGTTATAGATAGTTATAGTGAGAGTAATTATAGCGAATACTGGGATTATATATGGGGTAATAACTTTGGTGCGGGTCAATCTTTCACTGGAAATGGTAGTACATTAGATTTTTGTAAATTCTATCTTAGTAAATATGGTTTACCTACTGGAAATGCTGTAGCTAAAATTTATTTAGAAACCCACGAAAGTGCTTTTGGAACAAATAGTCTGCCCACAGGCGATGCCCTTGCTACTTCTGATAATTTTGATGTTTCTACCCTCACTACAGATTATCAACTTATCACTTTTAATTTTTCTGGTGCTAATAAGATTACTTTAACCAATGGAACTTATTATGTGGTAACTGTAGAGTATTCTGGCGGTGATATCAATAATCATGTTTGTGTTGGAGCTGATGCGCCCACCCCTACCCATAGTGGAAATGAATGTTATGTCGATGCAAGTACTTGGTATTCTGATAATACTTGGGATGAAATCTTCTATGTCTATGGTAGTAATGTTTCAGTAACTTATGATTATTCATTAAGTGTTCCTGTTTTGAACCTGCTTCTATCCCAGCCCGATATAACTCTCAAGGTAGGAGTAGATGTATTGGTCTCTGCTCTCGCCTTATCCCTTGCCCAGCAAAATCCGACAGTTAATTATGATTATTTATTAAATGTATCCACCCAATCTCTTACTTTATCTCAAAAAGAATTAGCGATAGCATTAAGTGCTTCCGTTTCACTGGATACTTTAGCCCTTGCTCTTGCTCAATTAACTCCATCAGTGGGATTAAGCCCCAATATTTATCCTTCTGCTCTCGCCTTATCTCTTTCACAATATAATCCCTCATTTGCGTTTGGTGCTAATGTTTATCCTTCTGTACTGGCATTAGCATTAACCCAAAAAGACCCAAGTATAGCATTAGGAATGATTCTTTATCCCTCTGCCCTCGCCCTGACTTTAACCCAGAAAGACCCAACCTTTACTTATGACTATGCATTGTATTTGGATAGTATAGGGATTTTGCTTTCCCAAAAAATTCCTTGGTATCATTGGTGGTCAAAAGAGCCATTACACCAATCAATTTGGATACCCGAAATAAAACACTCTTAATTTTTAAAATATAAAAATAACACTATGTCCGATGCACCTATCTCGGCGTTGCCAGAAGCAACAACCCCTATTTCAACCGATTTATTGGCTATAGTAACGGATAATGCTACTATTCCCGTTTCAAAGAAAATAACATATTCTAACCTTGTAAAAGTTTCAGTGCCTGTTGGAACTATTTTACCCTTTGCTGGTTCAACATCTCCTTCGGCATTTTTACTTTGTAGCGGAACGGCTGTATCAAGAACGACTTATGCTGATTTATTTGCGGTAACTGGAACTGCTTATGGAGTAGGAGATGGCTCTACCACTTTTAATCTTCCTAATTTACAAGGTAGAGTTCCTGTTGGAAAATCTACAGATACAGAATTTGATGTTCTTGGGGAAACTGGTGGAGAGAAAACTCACGTTTTAACTGGGGCAGAAATGCCAGCGCATACTCACGATTTTGATTTCAGCGGTGGAGGTGGGGGAGTAAACTCTTTAGGAGTTTCAGGAAGCTTAGTTCAAGGTTATAAGGCGACTTCATCTACTGGTGGCAATACCGCCCATAATAATTTACAACCCTATCTTACAATAAATTATATAATTAAATATTGATAAAATGTCAATATATTATCATCTCCTTCGGGAAAATTACGACAGGTTATTACAGGAAGCAACCGCCTACTCTATTTTGATAGAATTGGGTTCTCTACAGGTGGAACTCCCCGCCCTCACCTTAACTATTACTCCTAAAGATTTAAGTGTTCGGCATTATTGGACTCAAGAGGAAACCCACTCGCCGAATTGGGTTAAAGAATAAATAAAAACATGACACCAGATATTACAACACTGGCCCAATATGGTTTAGCGGGGGTATCTATTGCCCTGATTGCTTTGATTGGGTTTATGTTTAATAAACTCAGTATAATGATGAGTAATCATATTGACCACAACACACAAGCGTGGAATAAAAATACCGAAGCCCTTACCCAACTTTCAACCAAGATAGATGAAGATATTAAGGCACAACAACAGACAACAGAAGCTCTAAGGGGTTTACAACAAATTATTCACAATCAATAATATGGCAAAGAAAGATAATTTTGTAATTTTTCAACCGCATTTTTTTGGTGGCGTGAGTCGTTTATCTTCCGAAGGATTGAATAAATATAAGTTTTATAACGGGGAAGATATTGATATTTTCTCCGAAATGAACTATATCCAACCCTCTATTACTTTTCAAACTGACAACATTTTGAATACTTATAATGTCACTGGGTTTACTATGGGGTCTACTGGCAAATTATATGCTTTGGGACAAAATGCTACCCCAAAAGCCACTGTCAGTTATAGGACTACGCCTTCTGGGGCTTCTCCTACCGCTTGGACTGCTTTATTCACTTCAAGTAATTATCTAGCCACCCACGATTATTCCCCAATAACAGATTTTCAAACTACCGAAACTACCAAGAAAGAATATTTATATTATCATACTTCGTCTGGCACTGCCTTTTCTTCTGGCACTGCTTATTTATCGCGCTATGGGGATTTATTAGGAAGCCCCACAGAAACAGGTACCGCCTTTGGTGCTTTAACTGGATTAAACGAAACAGACAAATTATGCCATTTGGTTCATAATGGCGAGTTATTTGTCGCTAATGGAAATAAGGTTGCTCGGGTGACTTCTGTCGGAAACTTTGTGGAAGGCACTTATACCTTACCTTCTGGATTACGAGTGGTGGATATGATACCTATGGTTCTCACCACTGGGGGAGATTATCTTGCCCTTTTATGTTCCGATTCCAATAACCCCAACCAGTCCACAGTAGTCATTTGGGATATAGTGGCGACCTCTGGATATATTGCCAAAGTGAGAATACCAGTGGCGAAACCGCAATGGATACAAAAGGTAGGTTCAATTTATCTTATCGCAGGGGTGAATCCCAATAATAAATTAGAGATTTACGCCTTATCGGGTTTAATAAGCACGGATTCCCCCATTTTTGTCATAGACGATGTCTCTTATTCTTTAACCCGCCCTGTATCTTCTGTCAATACTAAATACTTTATGGGTAATGTTTTTCATTTCGGGGTAGAGGGAACGACTAAATCGGGTATCTATGCCATTAGTGAAGTAGAGGAAGACAAACCCGCTATGACATTATTACATCGTTGTGCCACTACTGATTATTCAAAACATAGACCTTTGGCTTTTCTCGTTACTAGTGATTCAAAATATCTGTCTTATTACGATGATGGGAATTATAGGGTGGCTATCTGTAATGCCCAGAATCCCACTTATTCCAGTAATGCTGTTTTAGATACTTTATTATATCACGCCAATACCCCTTATGTTGATAAATCTTGGGAGATGTTCCAAATTGGAACAGAATCATTGCCTATCGGGTGTTCTATCGGCATTACGGCACGCAAGAATCTGACAGATGATTTTACTAATATCAATTCTACCCTTTCTGCCGTTTCAACCGCCTATACGGAAATACAAGATATTTCCATAGAGGGATTTATGGGAAGGCAATTACAATTAAGATTAAGTTTCGTTTCCAATGTCGCTTCACGGGCTAAAATTCGTTTTATTGGTTTAAGCGGCATTATAAATTATTTAGAATAATATGATTCTTATACAACCACAAGAGAATAGTGATTCAGATACTCGTTTGGCAGATTTAGAGAAGAAGTTTTTAATACATAATCACGCTGACGGAATGACCCAGCCAGTTTGGGTTGGGAAAACTAATCAAGGTTCGGCTAATATTGTTATTCCCACTACCGCTGGTGTGTTAGGCGAATCTGTCAGTAATGGTAGTGCCTTATATATTAAATCTGATGGGAAAATCTGGAAGGCATCTGCCCAAACTCAGGCGGAAGTAGATGGCTTTGTGGGTATTTCTAATCGCAATGGTATAGCGGGGGAAACCGCCGATTTCATTTCTTATGGTTATAAAACGGATTATTCAGGATTAACCCCTGGACAAGTATATTATCTTTCTGACTCTGCTGGTGTATTGGCAACCTCAGCAGGAACTATCTCTAAAAAAGTCGGTGTTGCCTTTTCTTCAACAACTTTACTAATCAAACATTTTTAAAATAAAATAAATTTATGACCTATAATCCATATCAACAATCAACTGCTCCTTATGGGGCAGGTTCAAATTATCCTACTCCCGCTCCTACTGTTCCGAATGTTCCAGGATATCCTCCTGGGGCAACCCAAAGCACACCCCAAAATCCTGGACCTGGTGTAGTGACACCATTTAGTAATTATAACCCTTTATTGAGTTCATTATCTAGTGCTTTACAAACTCTTCAGGGTTATCTAGGACAATTATCATCAGGTGGTGGTTCTTCAGGTGGTAGTTATTCAAGTGGTGGAGGTGGTGGAGGTGGAGGTGGTGGTGCTTCGGGTGGTGGTGCTTATATTAACCCCGCCACTCAACAAAGTATACCAATTCCTAATCCCGTTTCTGCTCCACCTTCTTATATCAGTAATCCTGTTTCTGGTTTAGCGAACGAAGCGACTGCGGAAGAAAAGAAAAAGAAATTGAACGAGAGTGCTCTTAATATACAACAGAGTGTAACTAACCCAGTTCCGACAAGAACGAGTCGGTGGGATACATTTCTACAGGGATTAAAGGGACGAAATCCTCTTATTGCTACTATGGCTACTACTCCTACTGGAACTACTTTACCCCCTACAGGTCAAACAGGACAAGGATTAAATTATACCCCATTACCCTCTTTCGAAGAATACAAAAAGCAAAGTGCTTCTTGGGGCAATGCTCCTATCACTAATCCTCCTGAAACTCAAATAGAAACAGGTGCTACTGGTGCTGGTGCTGGTGCTGGTGGTGGTTATTCTGGTGGCGATATTACTCCTCCTGCGAATAGCGATAAACCACTTATAGATAATACTACTTTATGGAATACTTTATTAGGTGGTATGACTGTCTCTCTAAATTCTTTATATGCTGCACAAAAAGCATATAATGATGCTGCTGCTAAAGGTTTAGAACCAGGACGCACTCCAACCGAAGCGGCCGCTTTATATCAACAAATCTCTGACCAAGCGAAGGCAATGTATCCTCAATTTGGCCAAATGCAAGATAATATTACTACTATTGACAAAGTAATGATGGATGCCTCTATTGGTTTTAGAAAGTCAGCCGAAGCGATAAGAAATAATCCTGATTTAAGTATGTGGCAACAGACACGCCGACTACAAGAGTTAGATGACTTACAAAATTATGCCCCAATCTTTAATGGTTTGTCTATGAAAGATTTGATTTCCTACAGAAACCAATTAGCAGAAAGTATGAATTATTATAGTGGTTTATTCCAAGATGCTATTAAAGGTATCGCTGGTCTAACTGATTTAACTACTCCTGCCGAAAGAATGGCAAAATCCGCTGAATACTTAGGTAAAGGTGCCGAGTGGTCTACTAAAGCAGTAGAACAATTAGGAACATTAGCCAAATTATTAATTCCTACCTATGATTATAAAGAAGAGGTGAATAATGTTACTGGTGAAGTTACCTGGATAATTTCTAAAGTTGACCCAGTCACTCAACAAAGATATGATATTCATAGATATAGTTTAGGGAATATTGGACAAAGGACAATCAAGACTTCAAACTCAATCTGGGATACTTATGATTTAACTGGCGGAAATACCGGAACTCCTTCTAATGCTGGTTCTACTCCTGCCACTCTGCCTACTAATTGGGAGAATCTTCAAATAGAATAAGTTTTCGTTGATATTCTCAAAGATAACTTAATTAACTATGATTCAAACTCGTGAAAGTTTGTGGAATATTTTTAAGCGTAAATTAGAAGACATTAAACAGGGGGCCGAACAAAAAGGTTGGGTTTCAACCCCTGCTCAGCCCCCTGACTATTCTAATCCATTTCTTCAGTCCTTCGCACAAAAGGCTCAAAATTATAGTAATCCTTTTGTGAATCAAATGAACCAACCAGCAACAACTCCAATATCTGCTCCAAAGGGCAGTTTTCAGGCAATTACAGAATCGGGACAAAGATTAAGTCAACAATTACAACAAAAAGTTAGTCAACCTGTTGGAACATTTCTAACTAATACAGCACAAAAAGAAATAGTATATCCTGCTACTAAAGGATTTCTTGGAGAACCTCTTTATAAAAAAATAATAGAACCCAAAATTCCCGCTGGACAAGAAGTTCCAGAGGGGACAATTATTCCCGCCTTATCTACAATGGCAGGAAAAATAGCAGCAATGACCACTCTTGCTAAAGGTTTTGGAGTGGCGGCTTCTTCTATTCCTACTTGGCAAAAGATACTTATTCACGCTCCTAAAGTAGCACGAGTGATTCAAACTACAGCCGCAGGTTTAACTTTAGACCAATTACAACAACCTCTTAATAAAACATTGGAAGAAAGACAGA